CATGATACTACGAAGTTGAGACTTTGCCATATCTCCTTCGTAATCATACTCGCCGACGTCTGCTGCATCTTTGACTGCCTCATTGACATCTTCTTTTTGCATGGTCTTTTCCATCATCGGTAATTAAAGGGTTGGACAAATCTACTATTTTTTTGTTTAACTCATAGAAAGTTTCTCCAAGTATACCATTTTTAGTATTACTAATCAAAATATTTTCTAATGCTTTGATTTTTTTTGACTGAGTGTTATTTCGTGCAATATCCAAAATTTCTTCGATAGTGCATGATCTTTCCAACATTTCAGGGAAAAGTTTCACTAAGGTCTTCTCACCCAATAATTCAATACCATCGATGTTATCCGATTTATCACCCGTGAAAATCTTTGTTAATAAGACGTTTTGGTGGGGTATGTTGACTTTGTTTATCGAAATGGTGTCACCATACTTCAAATACATTTTGGAGGTAGGAGAGTATACTGTAACACGTTCTGAGATAAGTTGAGTGAGATCCTTGTCCGCTGAAAAGATAATGATCTGTTCATCCAAAGATATTTTACAATAATAGGCAATCAAATCATCAGCTTCGTTGTTTTTCATTTCAACCTGACGAACAAAGATTTCTTCAAGGTATTGTTTAACACGAGCTTTCTGTTGCAGATATGATTCATATTTGAATTCATTCATATCGTGCTTTCGATTTGCTTTGTATTGAGGATATAAAGATTTCCTTATGGAAGAGTTTGAACTCCCATCCCAAAACACAACCACTTTATCATGATTATGTTCTTCTAAAAATTTTCTAATGATGTTTATGAAATGGTAGATTCCACCTAAGTGGTCTCCACCATTATACAACTCTTTTACTCCGTGAAATCCTATTTTAAACAGATTGTCTCCGTCTACTAATAATGTCTTAATCACAATCAGTGATTTAAATGTGAAACAATATACTAATCTTCTTTTTCTTCTTTCAAAGTGAAATCACCATCAGAACCGATGATATCTTTCCAATAATCAGCGTACTCTTTTTTGTAAGCTTCGATTGATGTTTTTTCTTCGGAAGCTTCTTTACCAGCTAAGAATCCGTGAGGAGTTACAATGATTTTTCCATCTTCGTATCCCAAACCATTGATGTGATTTTTTAACACCGATACCTTTGTTCTTGTAGCAAATTTAACACTTCGTTTGTCTTTTGTTGCAGTGATTTTGTTTGTTCCCGCCCCTTTTTGATTTCCAAATAAAAATACCAACGATGAGTTCAACCAAATGGCTTCACCACCTTTAGCTTTAATCTTTGGTTGTCCAAATGGATTGTCAGGTAATTCAACCCAAGGTTGATTAACAATAACCAAAGTGTTTTCATATTTGGAATCTGCTTTTCGTGAACCTGAAATACGTTGGTTGATACCCATACCTATTTTGTCCGCCAATGTAGATGCGTTGTGTTGTTTTCCACCTTTACCTTCAAAGGTCATCTTACATGGAACAGAACCAACTGAATCCCACAAGAACAACAAACTATAATCCAACTCACCTTTTTCTTGAGCGTCTAACAAGCTATTGATATAATCTGTAATCTGTTCAATATAATCAAAATTATTATTGAATATATAGAACCCATCCCAATCGAGTTCTCCTGTTTCTTCATCAACAACTTCTTCACATTGAAACCCCATCAGTTTGGCATGTTCGAAACTCCATTTCTGTTCAGTAATAATGAATACTGGTAGAATACCTTTCTTCTGTGCATCAACTGCAGTTTTTACCAATGCGGTAGTTTTACCAGTATCCGAATGACCTAAGAACATATTCAAATGTCCAACTGCGGGGCCAGGAAGTCCAACTGCATCCAAGAAGTCAGGCCCCAAATCAAAAAATCTTTGTGGTTTATATTTTGCAGAGGTTGAAAATTTTTTCTTCAGACTTTCGAAGTCATTCTTTTTAATTGCCATAATGTGAAGTAAAAATGAGCATAGGTAGTTGACCTATGCTCGTAAAGTTATTTAGAATGGTAAATCTGAATCAATGTCAGAATCCATTTGTGGATCTACGTATGAAGATTTTTTAGAACCTCCACCAAAACTTTCTTCGGAAACTGAGGAGTCACCATAAACGTAACCACCTTTTTCGTTATCCCACTTAGGTGTTTCTCCTCTTGCGATTGCTTCAAGGTATTCCACAGGTTTTTTGGAATATACATCAGTCCAACTCAATTCGTCATCAATCCAAGCTTTTGCTTGAGCTTTGTCAGAATGAACTGGAGCTGGATCATCATACATAATAGTTGATACAGTAGTATATTCTTTACCCTTAGGGGTTTTAGCCTTTGAAAGTTCAATAACCAAATCTCTACCATTGGTAGGGTCTGTAATATCTCCTTTGTTTCTCCAAATAGGGATGATCTTGTCTAAGATACCGTCGTTCTTATAGTTGTGTTTAAATCTCCAAAACTTTGGACCATCTTCTTCATGGTCTCTATCGATTAACTTCACAATATAAAACTTACGTGATTTATATTGTTTTGCTAATTCTTTGTCAGATTCTTTACCAGTTGACATCAACTCTTCATAAACCTCATTCAAAGGTGAACGTTCGTTGTCATTTTTTCCTGGATCGTAGAATTTCTGCCACTGACCTCCAACTTGGATTTCATGATACCATGCTTCTTTGAATGGTGATGATCCATCTGAAGTAGGTAGAATTCTAACTCTTCTCTGTCCTGATTTTTCTTTGTCTCCTAAGATCAAAGCAAAATACTTTTTCATTCTTTCGTCTTGCGACATTCTTGATTGGGCCCCGCCCCCTTGTTGATTTTTTTCGTACTGTGCCAATACGGCGTCTAATGAACTCATAATTTTTAATTTAGATAGATAATATGTTTATATAATAATAGGTAATTGTGCGACTTTAGTCAAATAAAAAAGGTATCCGAAGATACCTTTAAAACATTGTAATAGATGGTTATCTAAAAGATGTTTTGTATGGATCTTGTTCTATAGAACCAGGTTGGAATGAATTTTTAATGTCATTAACATTTATATCAGTAACCTCGTCCGCAGTCAAAATATAATCATTTTTTCCTGTCTTTTCCATTTCTTCTTGCTTATCATCAAAAAATTGAGATAGTTTTTGATTGAAAGGATAAGAATCGTATGATCTCAATTCTAACTTCTCTTGTGGAGTTTTTTCTCTGTATTTTTCTATTTTGTTTTCCAAAGTATTCAACTTTGTCATGATCGTATCCATTTCACTTAGTTTTGATTGAAGATCACTTAGTTGACTGAATAGATTGTTAAAATATTCTTCCTGTTTTTTCTCGATATTTTTTTGTGAATCGACAAGTTCCGTAATGTCAAGTTCCTCAGATCCAGACTCTTCTTCTTCAGATTTTCCCTCATCATCAATTTTTTCTACTTCAGGATCTGATTCAACATCGATAGGTTGTGGAGTTTCAGGTGCTGGAAGTGGAGCTCCTTCCGGTGCGGGTGCTCCCGCCTCGGGAGCTGGTGCTGGTGGAGTCAACGCAGCCATACCAGGATCTGCAGGAACATCTCCAGCTTGTTCAATTATGTATTGATTTATTTTTCGATACCTTTGTATCTCACTTAAAATTTTTTTATCTAAACTCATTGTTTAACCATTTAATAATGTTTTTATCCCACCAGGAGTTTCGACTCTTACTTTTCTATTCACTGTGGTTTGGTGCCCAGCTCTTTCAATCAATCCGTCTCTTTCTCTAACTGTGTAACAAGCTCCAGTATCCAAGTCACATACTTCTTTGGTCCCGTCTCCATTATCAAGTTCAGAAAATCTAACAGATTTTCCAAGATAATTATCTAATGCCGATTTAATATTCATAGGAATGTTTTTTATATAAATATGTTGTTATGTTATAAAGTGAATGAACTACTTGTCGCAGTGAACGTACCATTGTTGTTTGCATTTACATAAACAACTGATAAAACAAGTCGTTCAGTAGAGTTGACATCAATCACGTTAGTATATTTTGTGTCTGAATTATTTGTTGTAGTTATGTTCAATGGAGTAGCTTGGTTAGCTGAAGTGGCAACAAAAACTTTAGATATCACACAAAGTGGACAATTGAACCTAAAAGTAACAAATCCCCCATCAGGTATTCTAATATTGTAATATAGTGGTCCTTGGAAGTTTGGTAATGAAACATCTGAACTTCTTTGAATAAATGATAATGACCCTTCTGGTTGTATGCCCGCTTCAGAAGATGGAACTATCATTCGGAACCTAACAGATTTAGTATCATCTTTTGGATTTTTCTCTCTATCTTCAGGTCTAGCTCTCAATTTGATAGATGTTACAATTTCCAATCTTTTTCCTTTTTCCATTTCAAGTATCGGATTGAACTCCGCGTCAATGAACTGATCTCTAGTAATCGAAAAAGTTTGCCCATCAGAGGATACAAATCCCAAAAGGTATGAAGAATCCGAACTTTCTATACGAGTTCGAGTGACCGTGTTATTTGGTCCAACTTCAATAGAATCTAAGGTATAACTATACTCTACTTGAGGGTCTATTTTCCACGGTCCATTTACATAATCATTTTGATCAATTTTTACAGTCAAAATTTCAGTACCCAATTCATTGTCAATTTTTTCGGAAACAAACATAGGTGGGTTTACCATCGTTTCTTGAAGATTCGCACTTGATCCAGCGGCTTCTTGTTGAGGGACTGAAACAACTTCAGTAATTGCAGTATTTTCATATCCTCCTGGAGAAGATGTGGAAACATTTATCAATGCTGGATTGAAGGTAAAATTCAATGGAGTTTCTGAAACTCCCGAATCGGTAGTAATGACAATCTTACCTTGTACAATATTTTGTCCTGAGGGTATAATGATGTCAGGTAAAGTGAATCTTAGAGTTTGTGGATTGTACACTCTCAACGTACTAAGATTAACCGCTTGACCCGCAACAGTTATCGATTTGATTGATTCAAAGTTTGTTCCGTTAAGTTGAATAATTGTACCTATATAACCATCACTCGGTGAGAATGATTTGATTGTTGGTGGTGGACATCCCACAACAGGACTTGGAGTTGGAGTGACATTTGGTGCCGTTGAGTTATTTGTGTCTTTCTTGATGTCTTCTTTCAATTTCTTTGATCCATCAGCGTTGATTAGTCCAACACGAACTGCAGACGCTAGCGCTTCAAAAAATGTCTGTTCAGTCTGAGCGAATCTAGATTTGTTTTGTTCGTAGTAATCCACGTCTATGTTTGTTTGTGGCCAAAAACAAACATAGTATTTTGCCAATCCCATGTTTGGTTGTAAAATTTGGCCTACCCTTCCTCTCAGTCGTGATGCCATGAATCTAACATAATCATCCAAAGAACTGAAATGAGCAATAGGTAAGGAAGTACTCTTAGAATCAGTTGTTTTAACATTTATACAACTGTAGGTTTTTGGTAATAATGATATCTGACCTGAATAATTTACATCCAAAGCTAAAGTAGCTAAGTTATTATTCCAACCGTAAAACTTACCCAACTTCGTATTTGAACTTGTTTGGAAAGTTCTTATATAAGAAATACAGTAGATGATTGTTTGTAGTTGTTCGTCATTAGGTACAATCCTTTTGAGAACCGCCGCAAATTCATCTGGTGAAACTTCTGTTGCAGTTCCATTGACAGCCTCATAACCTACACTAGCGTTAAGATAAACAGAATCTAACTTAGAATTACATGAATTGGTAGTATCCAATGTGTTATCCGCCTTTTGTACAACGCTATCAGATTTGATATTGTTTGTTGTTCCTGATACAGTGACCTGATCTTTGTTGATTTTTAAAATTTCTTCTAATCTTGTTATCAGATTTTGGTTAATACTTTGTAAGAAACTATCGATTGCTGGTAAATCATAAACTCCTTGTCTTATTCCATTAAAAGTTGTTTGGAACGTTCCTGACTGTATTGAATGAGACACATCTGTAATCATATATGGACCATTGAACATAGGAACGTGTCTGAGGTTGAAATACATAGTAGGCTGCAAGAGGGCGTTGCCTAAACTAACAACTGAACACTTATAACTTCTTTGTTTATATAAGTTGAATAAACTATTATTTTGTGTAGCCACAGCACGACCTGATGCCTGATCAACCATATTCAATTGTGTGTTAATGGATTCGGATGTTGCAACTCCATTGTCTTGGGACACGGTAAACGAGTAAAAAATGTTTTGATTTCTTATTCCAACATCTACATTAAATCCAACACACTTATTTGATAATGCCCAATCTTTCTTTCCTTGTTGATCTTCAATCAATGGATTGTCGGATGCTCTTCTCATTTCGAAAGCGTCATCTCTGAACCTTGAATTTTGTTTTGGTAGATTCAGATATTGAGATGGTTTACCAGTATAGAAACAAATCATTTTTGGTCCTGAATTTCTGTAATCAACATCCAAGAACGTTCCCCACAAACTATTTGCAAACTGTAATGATCCTTCAGGTTTAGGAGAAGAAACCCCATCGACATCTTGTACGTTATAAAAGTTCACATATGCTGGTAAAGGCATCACAGTAAAATTATTCTTAATCAGAATACCTGCGATAAATGTGAACACACTCATTGCTTGGTTCAAAGAATTTTCACTGAACATATTCTTCAACTCAAATATGTCGATCAAAATAGTGTCTCCAATATTTCTAGACGCCCTGTCCATAAACAAGAAATCTTCAAACAAGGTCTTTGTCTTATAATCACCACCAGCAATCCACTTATCATTCAGAGCTTTGAAGACCTCATAGTTTTCAACCTTACTTTGTTCTCCACTAATAACACTTTTGACAACCCTCTCAGGTAATTGAACTTGATCACTCAAATTAGTTCGTAATGATTCCAAAACACCATTTAAGAAAACGTCTTGGATATCATCTTCCCGTCCCAAATATGTACTCAATTGATTTTGAAACGCTAATCGGTTTATGTTTGGGTTATTTAGTTTTTGTGTTGCATACATTTTGATCAATGGAGCCAATAGTACAACATTCTGAGATGTAAATGCGATGTTGTTGTCCACAAAGAAATCGGTTATATATGAACCAGCTGAAGTATATCTTAAATTCGGGATTGTTGAGAAACCAACTTCAGTTTCTAATGATTCCCAAGCATCTCGATTATTGATTTGTGATTGTTCTAATGTAATACCACCTCCTAAAGTTGGAAGTGAGTTGGGGACATAAGGTTCGAAAGCAATCGGATCATCTACAACCTCAGTTGAATTATGAGATAGATATGAGTCAAAGTTTCTTCTTTGATAGTTTGAAGGGTTACCAAATCGGAATATCACATCGTATTCCATAAAAGCCTTTATACCAACTTGAAATAATGAAAATTGGTTATTGATCGTATTAGTAAAATATTGGTCTTCCGATTCTCCTCCCGTTTTGACGGGAACTGTCATCAAACTTTTGAATAACGATTGAAAGTTTCTGAAATTAGCATTTACGGATACGGGAGATATACCAAAAGATGTTACACTACTTTTATCCCGAACATCTGTCATTCTTCTACAGAAATTCAAAAATTCACTTTCAAAAGAATCTAAAATTTTCTTTTCAAAAACAGAGAACACTTCTTCAATTTTTGTGTATTTGTCCTCAGTCAATATATGGAAAGGTGTTTGATCCCCTTGTGGGACTATTAAATTCAAATAAGAATCGGGTGATGGAATTTGTAGTTGACCCGAATCAAAATATCCAAAGTTTGGAGCCGACCATAAACTTCTAACTGATCCATTAAATACACTTGGGTTATTAGTCAAATTCACAACAGTCCTCGGACTTGTTGTTATATCTGAAATACAAGCGTTGACGGTTTGATTAAATGGTGTCCCGAAAGATGGCACAATAAAATAATCCCCACCAACTGTGTTATCCTTCGGATTACATTCAACAGGTGAGTCAGGTAAAAGATTCGGTAACAATACAGACCAAGTAGATAGCTGTAAAGTTTTTCCGTTTTGTGTTGCACTTGTAATATTCGATTCTCGGAAATTATATAATTTCAAACCACCATTTACACTATTCTGTATCTCTTCATTAGTATAATTCAGATATAAGTCATATCCGTTGTAAAAAACATTGAAGTCATTTATCAGTTTAGGATAGAATCCAACTTGCATTTGAATTTGGGTTGGTCCTTCATTCTGAAGAGTTATATTCCTATCCACATTAGAATACTTAAATGAGTATGTCTGTGTCACAGAACTTGTGATTGGATTGTAATTTCCTGAGTAATTGAAATTTCCCCACGCGGAGCTCAATATGTCTACGTTACTTTCTTTATATCTTTTGTATCGATGCCATATCGATCCATATTTCAAAATCCAAGCGTATGGTAATTTATGTATCGCACCAAACTTTTTAAATGTTGCAGAAATGAAATCTAATTCCGTGGTCAAGTTGTTATCAAGAGATTTATATTTTTCTCTTAAAGTTGCCAAAGGTAAAGAATTTAAAAATAGGTAAGCCGCTTGGACATATGGATAAGTATTTCCAGACAGACGTGAATTATAAACTCCATTCTGAATTGCATTTACAAAATAAGGAGTATTCAACATCGAAGTTGTTGATTGGAAATTTATACCTTTGGTTGGTGAATTCCCATTCACGAAGCCTTCTGTAGGGATAAAGTTATTGGGAGTTCGTGTAGCATAAAAAGCGTTCAAACCAACTAATCCTGAATTTAGAACTCCTAATGATATTGCTGTTGCTGTAGGATTTTGACCTAATACATATGAAAAGTTTGTTACAGGTCTATTGAACGTATAGTTGTACACGTCATCGAAATTCGAAATGACTTTTCTAGGTTCGAATATTGTGAGAGATTTTTTAGTGTTGTAAACTTGATTTGACGCAGCTGTGTTACCTTGGTTCAAATTGTTAAGACACCATGTTTGATTCGTATATGGTATTGTATCAATTATCAAAGGATCATTAGAAGCATTCGAAATCAATAACCTCAAAGCCTCCGACTTAGCGGCAGACTGTGGAATTTTTCCAATTTCTAATGTACTAAGAATTGAGAATGAGTTTTCAGTCAAACCTTTGATATAAGGGGTTACAAAGAAATCTCGGATGTATTCTTGGTAAGCTCTACCAGTACCAGTGTTTGAAATATCTTTTAAGAAAGCTGGATAGTTAGACGCGGTAAGATTATAATTTTTTAATTTCAGATTAAGATATGGAGAGCTTACCCCCAACTTTTTGGAAATATTATTGAATTCAGTTTCAGTATTTAATCGGAACAATTCATCAATCTGATTGGAGTTTGCTCTAATCAAATTTGAATAGTGTGTAGTCAGAAATTGTCTTTCCCAAATTTCATAGAAGAATTTTATTTCTTCTTTATTGGTATAAGCAACCCCTGTAGATGGAAATTCTATCGCATTGATATTGATGATGTCGGTATCTCTTTCGTTGTCCAAAGGTGGAGGAGCACTCGGATTTTGAAATTTTTGGGTCAAACCTCTCATGTACTCCTCAACAAATTCCACTTCAGGCCATTTGTCGAATAGATATCCTTGAGTAAGATCAACAACGGTTGGATCAGCAATATACTTTAGTTGAAATCTACCTTTTTTATCATCGGGTGACTCAACAAAAAATTGAGGCCAAGGATATACAGG